CGACCGTCCTGAAACGTGGGCTGCGGCTCTCGCATGGCTGCAAACCATCGCCCCGAGCCTGTATGCGTTCGGCCTTTCCGTGACCATCGCTGTATTGCGTGTGGTGTATGGAGGCGGCACGCGGCGGCAGATGCTGCTCGAAGGCCTGCTATGTGGTTTCGCCACGCTGACATTGGTCCCGCTGCTCGAATACTTCGGCCTGCCGCAGAGCATGGCCACGTTCGTTGGGGGATCAGTAGGTTTCCTTGGCACTGAAAAGCTCCGTGACCTGGCTATCCGCTGGGGAGAGAAGAAGGCGAGCGCATGAAACGCCTCCACGCCACCCTCCTGCTACTCCGCATCGCAGCATGTGTCGCTGTGATGATCGGGAAAGAGGTGTGGGTGGCAGTAAACCGAGAGCGCTCCCATGCAAAACGTCGTAGAGCTAACCGACAGGCAGCCTCACGTCATCATCGATGCGTCTGACGCAGTGCACCAGATACCGCACAGCCTCCTTCGCGACGTAATAGCCGGAAGGCAGCCATCCAGCATCCTGACCGAGCCCGTGTTGCAGCGGATCGTGGAGGAGTGGATGCAAGCAGTAACCGAGTAATTGGAGTTTCCATGTCAAAGCAACCCGACTGGGAGGGCATTGAGCGCGCCTACCGGGCGGGCCAGCTCTCCATCCGCGTGATAGCTGAGCAAAACGGCATCGCGCACAACACCATCCTGAAGCGAGCCAAGAAAGAAGGCTGGCAGCGTGATCTGTCCGGTCATGTTCGGGCCGCGGTGAAGGAGAAGGTGACCAGGGCGGTGACCACTGGCGGTGACCAGTCGCGCGTGGTCACTGAAGCCGAGATCATCGAAGAAGCCGCAGAGGCAGGCGCCGCTGTAGTGCTGGCTCATCGTTCCGGCTTGGCTCAGTGGCGCGGCATAGCAAATAAGCTGTGCGTTGCCCTGGCTGATATGGACGTAACCGAAGAAAACCACGACAAGTTCGCCCGGTCTCTCAATGCCGGCGTAGATGCCCAGCTGAAGGTCATCAAGGGCGAGCGTCAGGCCTACAACCTCGACACAGAGGAAGGCGATAAGACGGTCAGCGATCTGGCCGCACTGATGGACGAGCTATCGACTGAGGCCTGACAGATGAAACCCGAGCACCTTGCGAAGCTCCGGGACAAGCTGTTCAGGCTCAATTCGCTCTACTTTATTACCGACAAGCAAGGCAAGAAGACCCGGTTCCGCATGACAGCGGAACAGCTGGAGTACTTCGAGGGTATCCATACTCGCAACATCATCCTGAAGGCTCGACAGCTCGGTTTCACGACCGAGCAGTGCATCATCCAGCTCGACGCCGCGCTGTTCGAGTCGGCCAAGTGCGCGCTGATCGCTCACACCCTGAACGATGCCAAGCGGCTGTTCCGGGAAAAGGTCAAGTTCGCGTACGACAACCTGCCGGCAGAGATCAAGGCGGCCAACCCGGCGCGCAACGATGCGGCCGGTGAGCTGGTGTTCGCGAAGGGCGGCTCGCTGTACGTCAGCACGTCATTCCGTGGCGGCACACTGCGTTACCTGCACGTCTCCGAGTTCGGGAAGATCTGCGCCAAGTTTCCGCACAAGGCGCGCGAAATCGTCACCGGTGCGTTTGAGGCCGTGGCTACTGACTGCTTCGTCACCATCGAATCGACGGCAGAGGGGCGGGCCGGCTACTTCTTCGACTATTCGCAGACAGCTGAGAAGCAACAGGCCGCAAAGCAGCCACTTGGCAAGCTGGACTGGAAGTTCTTCTTCTTCAGCTGGTGGAAGAACGCCGACTACTGGCTAGATCCAGCCGGAACGGTCCCGCCGCAGCGCCTAACAGATTATTTCGTCGAGCTTGAGGCAAAGCACGGCATCAAGACGAACGCAGGCCAGCGCGCTTGGTACGCCGCCAAGGAGAAAACCCTCGGCGACGACATGAAGCGGGAATATCCGTCGATCCCCGCCGAGGCATTCCAGCAGAGCATCGAGGGCGCCTACTACGCCAAGCAGTTCGCCAAGCTGTACGCACAGCAGCGAATCGGCGTATTGCCCGACAACAGTCATCAGCCGGTGCATACCTTCTGGGATATCGGCGTGGGCGACTCGACGGCGATCTGGTTCGTTCGGATCGTGGGCGATGAGTTCCACGTCATCGACTACTACGAGAACAGCGGCGAAGGCCTGCGGCACTACATGAAGGTGCTGAAGGACAAGGGCTACACGTACGGCGACCACTGGGGGCCGCACGATATCGATAACCGCGAGTTCGGTAGCGATGGCAAGACTCGGCGAGAGATCGCGCAGGAAGGCTACGAGTTCGACGGCCAGCGCTACAGCATCCGCTTTCAAGTGGTGCCGAAGCTGGGCGTAGACGATGGCATTGACCACGTTCGCGAGATCCTGCCCCGTTGCGCCTTCGATGACTCTAAGTGCGAGACGGGCATCGCCTGCCTCGAAAACTACCGCAAGGAATGGGACGACAAGCGCGGCTGCTGGAAAGACAAGCCGCTTCACGACTGGTCGTCTCACGGCTCCGACGCATTCCGCTATTTCGCTGTGGCCATGAGCCGCAGGAAAGCCGCAACCTCAATCAACATGGGATTCGCCCGATAATGGCCGACGTCACATACATGCGCCCTGAATACGAGGCAGCGCAAGCCCGTTGGCGCCTGGTGCGCGACGTTTGCAAGGGCTCCGAGGCGGTCAAGGCAGCCGAACAGCGCTACCTGCCGAAGCCAAACAAGCACGACACGAGCAAGGAGAACGCCGAGCGGTACGAGAGCTATCTGGCCCGTGCTGTGTTCTACAACGCAACCGGTCGGACTCGTGACGGCCTGGTCGGTGCTGTGTTCCGCGTGGTTCCGACGCTCACTGTACCGGCCCTGCTCGACTACATGGCCACCGATGCCAATGGCGCCGGAATCAGCGTCTACCAGCAGTCGCAGACGGTCCTGGCTGATGTGCTGGAGACTGGCCGCGCGCTGATCCTCGTCGACTTCCCTGCGGTTGAGTCAGCCAGCCGGGCCGACATGCAGAGCGGCGTAGCGCGGGCAACCATTTCGGCATACCCAGCCGAAGCGGTCATCAACTGGCGCACAACCAAAGTTGGCGCTCGTCACATGCTGTCGCTGGCAGTGTTGCGCGAGACGCACGAGGTGGAAGACGGCTTCGGCGTCAAGAGCTACCCACAATATCGGGTGCTGAGCCTGCGGGACGGCGTCTACACCGTGGACGTGTGGCGCCAGGCGGTCGGAGAGGGCGCGTTCGAAATCGCAGAGACCTACAACCCGCGCCGCAGCAACGGTGCACCGTGGGGCGAGATCACGGCCTTCTTCGTCGGCTCGCAGAACAACGACACGTCTATCGATGAGTCTCCGCTGTACGACCTGGCCGAGATCAACATCGGCCACTATCGGAACAGCGCGGACTACGAAGATTCGGTCTATCTGGTCGGTCAGCCGCAGGTCTACATGGCCGGACTGGATGACCACTGGGTCAAGATGCTTGAGGAAAAGGGCATCTACTTCGGCTCCCGGGCCATCCTGCCGCTGCCAGTGAATGGATCGGCCGGCATCCTGCAGGCTCAGCCGAACATCCTCGCCAAAGAGGCGATGGACGGAAAGCAACAGCAGATGGTCGCCTTGGGTGCTCGCCTGGTCGAGAAGGGCAGTGCCACCAAGACCGCTACCGAGGCCGCATCGGATAACGCAGCAGAGCACTCGGTTCTCTCTTTGGTCGCGTCCAACGTCAGCGAGGCCTACACCAAGGCCCTGCAGTTCGCTGCTGAGTACATGGGCGCCGCCGGTGAGTGTGTGTATGCGCTCAATCAGGACTTCATCGAAGCTCGCCTTGATCCGCAGACCCTGGCCGAACTGGTCAAGTCCTGGCAGGCCGGCGCGATCACTGATGCTGACTTGTGGGCTCAGCTGCGCCGCTTCGGGCTGATCGATGCCGAGAAGACGGATGACCAGATAAGGGAAGAGCTTGCCAGCAGCACGTCTGGCCTGAACCTGGACGACGACGATGGCAACGGCGGAACTGCTAATACAGGCGGCGACGAGGAATAGTGTCCTGCTCGAGCGTTTGAAGAGTGGAGAGGTCGAGAAGATCGATCCATTCCTCAGGCGCATCGACAAGGACCTTCGCGACAAGCTAAGCCGCGACACGCTGACTGGCTATAGTCGGGCTCGCCTTGAGGGGCTGCTGAAGTCCATTGATGCGATGCTTGCCAAGATTCACGGCGAGTTCACGTCTCAGTTGCTGCTGGACCTGTTCGACATTGGCACCTACGAGGCCGAGTTTGAAGCCAGGTCGCTCGATCAGGTGCTGGTCAATATCACCGCAGCAGCTCCGACCGTGAAGGCGATACAGGCCGCTGTGAAGGCTCAGCCGCTCAGCGTGACCGGGCCGGATGGCGGCAAGCTACTGGAGGCGTTCATCGCTGACTGGACCCAGGCCGAGCGCAACCGGGTAACCGGCGCGATTCGCATGGGCTATGTCCAGGCCGAGACGAACCAATCCATCATCAATCGTATACGCGGCACCAAGGCGCTCAAGTACAGCGACGGCCTGCTAGCGATCACCCGGCGCAATGCCGAAGCGGTTGTTCGTACCGGAATCCAGCACGTCGCCAGCGTGGCGCGCATGGAGACGTGGAAGGCGAACAGCGATGTGGTGACCGGCTACCGCTGGGTTTCCACTCTGGACGGCCGCACGTCCGCACAGTGCAAGTCACTGGATGGCCGGGTGTTCAAGATGGGCAGGGGGCCGGTACCGCCCGCGCACATCCGCTGCCGCAGCACGACCGCTGCCGAACTGGACGCCCGATATGCCTTCCTCGATGAAGGCGCCACACGGGCCAGCAAGAACGGCTACGTCGACGCCGACCAGACCTACTACAGCTGGCTCAAGGGCCAGCCGCAAGAGTTCCAGAACATCGCGCTCGGTCCTGAGCGCGCGAAGCTGTTCCGCGACGGCGGGCTGAGCGCTGAGCGATTCGCCGAGCTGCAGCTCGACAGAAACTTCAAACCCTTATCGCTGCAGCAGCTCAGATCGCTTGAGCCGCTTATGTTCAAGCGAGCCGGCCTGTAGTGGTGTAAAATGAACGAAGCCCGACGGTGCGCTAACACCGGTCGGGCTTCTAACCACCACCTGATCTAGGGGATCACGGCCATGGCTTCGGTAATTATACCAGGCTGCCAATTTTGCGGCAGCCAAATCAGCGAGCGTTCATTCATCAGCTCGGGCGGAAAGCGTAAATTTTGCTCAAGGGCATGCGCGGTGTTGAATAGGTCGGCGACCGCAGCCGTCCGCAACGCAAGCAAGTGTGAACACTGCGGTGGTGACTTTCCGGCGAAGCGAGTAGGGGTTACGAAGTTTTGCAGCATTGCCTGCAAGACTGCCGGAGCGAAGGCCAAGCCAAGAAATTGCACCGTATGCGATGCGCTATTTAGTCCTATTAGATGGCAGAAGACCAAGAACCGCTTTATCAGCGACAAAGCCAACACGCGACTTTACTGCTCGCTATCGTGTAGGGCGGTTGCTTACAGGGTTGGCAGAGAAAAACAGTGCATTGCATGTTCAGTCTGGTTTACCCCGGTGCGCTTAGAAAAGGCATCAGGCCGCTACATTGCCTACGAGGCGCCAGAGACTTGCTCAATAGGCTGCCGATTGCAGGCATTCCCTGTCAGCGAGGCACGCCGGAAAGCACAATCAGAGAGGTTTTCTCGCGAAGGCCATCCGAACTGGCAAGGTGGCTCGCATAGGCGTGGGTTTAGAGGTCACGGATGGAGTGCACTAGCTGAAAAGGTCCGCAAGAGAGCCGGTAGGTGCTGCGAGCGGTGCGGGAAGACCGAGGCGGATAATGAGCGGCGCCTTGATGTCAACCACAAGACGCCATTCCACCAATCACGCAGCAAAGAGAAGGCAAACAGGCTTTCCAATCTAGAGGCTCTATGTCGGTCATGCCACCAGAAGACAGATTGGATCTGGCGCAGAGATAACGCGGTTCAGTACTCACTATCGTTTTAGCACCACCACTTCACCGAAACCCGGCCACTGTGCCGGGTTTTTTATTGCCTGCGAACAGGGTTCCGGGCGCAACACATCCCAGGGGGATACATGCTCGATTTTGAACGCGACAGTCTGGAAGGGCTGGATGAAGGCCTGCACGGCTTTTATGAAGAGAAGGGCGGCAAGTACCAGCTCAAGGTCAACGGCATCCCGCAGGGCGAGGACGTCACCGGCCTGAAGGCAAAGCTCGAGGAACTG